TAGCCCCTGAATCTAACCCATTCCCTACTACCCAAGCAATTAGAGTTCATCCAAGCCACTGAGCGCGAAGTCCTGTACTCGGGGGCTTTTGGCGCTGGGAAGTCTCGCGCCCTGTGCATATGGCTACTACAGCACGTCGCGGGGCGTCCTGGTAACGTCGTGGGGCTCTGCCGCAAGAAACATGCACACCTTGCACGAACGACGCTGAGAACGCTTCTCAAGGGGGATGGCACGCTTCCCCCGGTCCTGCCTGAAGGCTCATACACCCATAACAAGAGCGCGCAGCTTATCAGCCTCATCGGGGGTGGCGACATCCAGCACTTCGGATTCGATGACGAGAAGGGCGTGGGCTCGTACAACTTCGGGGCGGTGGCCATTGACGAGGGGATAGAGCTTGACGAAGACGAATACACTATGCTCATTGGGCGTATCCGTAATGACGCAGCATACCGCCGCCAGATAGCCATAGCGACTAATCCCGGAGACCCGTCCCACTTCCTACACGAGCGCTTTATCCGTGCCCCCCTGAAAAACACCAAGGTCATCAACACGACCAGCCTGGACAATTTCTTCCTGCCCAAGGACTACATTGATAGCCTAAAGGCCCTGACTGGCACTGCCTTTGACCGCTACGTCATGGGCAAGTGGGTAGCCTATGAAGGCGCTATCTATCCGATGTTTGACCCGGTAACCCATGTGCGCGTGATGAAAAACAAATGGGCCATAGGGATTATTGCCCTTGACTGGGGCTTCACTAACCCGTTCTGTGCCTTGACCATGCTCCAGGGCGGCAGTGATGACGTGTACGTATACGGTGAGCATTACGAGGCCGGGCTAACCGTATCAAAGATCATAGACATCCTATCCGAGCGCATGAAGGCCCTGCCTCTCGTGGGCATTGTATGCGATCCGGCGCAGCCTGAGATGATCCAAGAACTACAGGATGCGGACCTGCCAGCGTATCCCGCAAACAATGCCGTCATGTACGGAATAAGCAAAGTTCAGGCGATGCTAGAAAATAATGTGTTGACAGTCTCCCCGTCATGCGGTAACCTGATAAAAGAATTGCAGGCTTACAAGTGGAAGGAATCGGAAAGCAAGGACGAACCGCAGAAAACGTTTGACCATGCCGTGGACGCTCTGCGGTATGGTTGCGTGTATTGGCAGGATTCACTCGTAGCCTCGCAGTTCGGGGATTCGTTTATCGAAGACCGAGGCAGCGACTGGTAAGGCGTCGAGCATGAGTGAGGAGCAAGCGACGTACACGCCGGAGCAGCATGCGCGCGAGTTGGCGGGGCTGCAAGAGGCGCAGAACCTGCTGGAAATGCAGACGGCGCGGTACGAACGGCAGTTCCTCGAAAGCCTGCTCGGATCGGGCGACTACGATACTGACGACTGGGATATTGTCTACGATCAGAAGCAGCCGGGCCTATCTGAGATCATATCTCTGATAACTCTGTCCGAACTGAAGAAATGGCGCGACCGCTCGCGGGACATGTACTACAGCGGCAGTAGCCATATCCGGCGCGTGATACGCAACTCCATGAATTATGCCATTGGCAGTGGCATGACGTACAGCGCCGCAATAGCAAAAAAGGAAGATGGGCAACGCCGGAGCGATGAAGATATCCGAGCGCTTGGGAACGAGATAGACGAGTATTTCCGAGCATGGGCAAAGCGGAACAACTGGACTAACAAGCAGCGCGAGATTGTAGAGCGGGGCAAGACTGACGGCGAAACATACCTGCGCTTCCTGACCCGCGACAATGACCTGAAGCCCAGCTTCCTGAACCCCGAGGATATCCGCGACCCGGAGCCTAATACTCTGTGGCCGCTTGGCGTCCAGTTTGCCAAGGGCTTTGTCGAGGACGTGATATTCTATGCGTGGACGCCAGACCAGAGCGCGAGCGAGGTCCGGGAATGGATACCGGCAGGCGAGGTGACACGGTGGTTTTTCCTTGGCTCGCCGTCTACCATTCGAGGTATACCGCCCCTAATCCCTGCGCTGAAGCGTGTAAGGCAGTACGAGGGCTGGCTGGGTGATCGTATCCTGCTAAACAAGGTCCGCGCAAGGGTGGCCGTGGTCAAGTCGTATGCCGCCGCGTCACCTACGCAGATTGAAGCGATGCAAAAGGCGCAGGCGTCTGGAACCACCATTGACCCAAAATCAGGCAAGACGATTAGCCATCAGCAAATCAAGGCGGGCTCTATTGTCCACACTGGCGCCAATATCGAATGGAAGTACCTAACCCCTAACGTTCAGGCTAATGACGTGCGGCATGATGGCCGGCAGATCCTCCTGGACCTTGCCGCGTCGGTAGGGCAGCCGGAGTTTGCCGTCACGATGGATGCGAGCAACGCCAACTTCGCAAGCACGATGGTAGCGGAAGCTCCTGGCATCAAAGAGTGGGAAGCCGAGCAAAGTATCTGCGTGATAGGCTTTGAGGAAGTCTGGCAGCGGGTTATCACCTACGGTATCATGAACCATGATCTACCCCAGCCACCGGGTGCGGACTTTGAGAACCATATCAGCGGGTATGAAGTGATGATCCAGGGGCCGCAGCTTGTAAGCCGTGATCGGCTCGCCGATACTAAGGCGGATCAAATCCTTGTGCTGAGTGATGTAATGTCTAAGACGACAATGGCACAGCGGGCGGGCCTTGACCCTGACCTTGAACGCGAGCAGATGGAACTGGAAGCCGGGGAGGAAATTGACCTTCCGGCGCACGATGGAACGAATGGAGGCAGTGACGATGGCGATGACGCAGACGAAGACGGAGAAACTCAAGGCTCTGACGGAAGCACTGACGGCCGAGATGAAGAAAGCGGGCGAGGGGACAACTAACAAGATCCCCGCCCTTGTGGGCCGCATAGAGCGTATCCTGTTGTCCGAGGGGCTCATCCCTGAGTTGACACCTTCCATGCCGGACCCCGAGAACATCGACGCAAAGTGCCTTATCAGGAAATGGTACGACGCGGACGGGCAGGAGATCGCAGAGGCTAGGCACGTTGGCGTGACGCGTTGCCGTTGCGAGTCTGCGTTGATCGCGGCCGCTACGCTATTACCTCGGAAGCCTGGCAGACCGCCCAAGGCGTAGACCCCACACCAATGGAAGGATGGACCGATGGCAAAGGACCAAGGATACGTGGTAACAATGGCCCGGTTCGTCTGCGTCTTCGTTGGATTGGCAGCCATGTTTTTTGGCGGTGAACATATTATGGAGGGGCTTGGCCTCCTGGCTTTTGGTGTATTTGTGGCCCATGCGGCTCTTACTGGATAGCCTATGCAGATGGAAGGAATGAACGATGCCTAAAGTAGTTCGGGGTACGCTCTTTAGATTTGTATCACCTGATGGCGGGAGTACAGAGATAAAGATTTACAGGCTGAAAGAGGGTGATCTGTTTCTCTACAAAAAGCCCCGCATGAAAAAGTGGCGCACTGCGTATGCCGCGAGCGGCCCGGTACGAAGGATCGAGAACAGAGATAGTTCACCGGGCCGAATCCTAAAGCCAACTGAGAAGCATGATGGCAACTGGAATTGGCAGATTATGCAGTGGCCCGTAGACGCTACCGCCAAATACTGGCGGGACAGAGCGACCGACCTTGAGAACCAGGCGCATCAAGCGCTTCTGGCGATGAAAGGGCCGAGCGGATAGCCTATGCCTGACAGTACAAGCCAACTATGGCACGACCAGATACTCGCCCACGGAGCGCGCCTTGTCGGAGTAGAGAACGGCATGGCGCGTTCCCTTGTATCCATCTGGGATGATGCTCTGCCGCGTGCGCTTGCAGTGGTGGCGTCTTGGCCCGGCAGGGCAACCCTGGCCACCGTAGACCATGCACTAAACGCTATCATGGGAATTGTGAGCGATAGCGCAATGGCGACAGGGACGCAGCTAGGCGCGGACTTGCTAGAGCAGGCAAACGCTGAGCAGCGTATCATCGGCAACATCATCTGGAACGGTGTTCCTCAGTCTATCTGGGATCAGGTAGGCGGGATGCACCGTATCGACGAGGAGATAATCAAGCCTGACTTCCATAGGCCCATAGCCAACGCCAAGGCGTTTGAACTACTGAACAGTGACATCAATGGCATAGGTTGGGCCGAGCGTATCACGGACATGAGCGCCGACATTCGCAAGTCGGTAAGGCGTGAGCTTGCGGCGGGCATGGCGGCCGGTGAGGGGACTGACAAGATCACGCGGCGCATTCGCAAGGTTTGGAAGGATATACCACGCAAGCGGGCCGAGGCGATAGCGCGAACGGAGGTCCATAACGTATCCACGCGCGTGATGTTCGACTCATACAAGGCAAACCGTAATGTAATCCGTGGAGTCGAGTATCTAGCAGCCCTTGACCGGCGCACTTGTCAGATATGCATGGCAGATGATGGCCGCAAGTTCTACTTCGACCGCACTCCCAAGATGGAGACTCGGCCCTTTATACCGCAGCATCCCCGATGCCGGTGTGTGTACGTGCCATTTACTCGCATGAGGGATATTATCTTCGGCACGCCTGAGTCTGCCAAAGAGAAGTTTCTAGGCCCTGTGGTGCGTGCCAGCGACTACGTGAAGTGGCTTGGCAGGCAGTCGGTTTCGACCGTGACAGACATATTAGGCAAAACCAAGGCAAGATTTTTCTTGACAGGAAAGCTCGGACTGCGTAGCTTTGTAAATGACGGAAAAGTCAGGAAGATCGCAGCAATAGAGAAAAGCGCCGAGCGCATGGCAGCGGAAGGCGCAGGAGATTGACATGGCATACGTAGCAATCACCGAACAAGTATTGACCCAGCCAAGTCTAAGCGTAGACGAGGCTACCAATACTATCAAGGGTGTCCGCGTCCTCAATCGCCGGTCAAAGAATAACAGGCTGTACACTGACAGAGCACAGGAGTCAATAGTCGCCAAGTTGGACGGCTTGCATTCATACATCGACCATAAGGTGCCAGACCGTAGCGGGAAAACGCGGACCGTGCGAGAGTTGCTTGGCGTATTCCATGTGCCTACCAAACTGCAAGACGGCGTATCTGCCGACTTCGCAGTATCCGCAAAGGAAAAGTGGCTACTGGAAGACGCGCAGAAGAACCCGGATATGGTCTGTTTCAGTATTAGCGGCTCTGGCGACGTAGACACCAAGTCAACGCCGAACGTCGTCAATGACATTGCGACGCTTGAAAGCGTAGACCTGGTTGCACGGGGCGGTACTACCAAGAGCCTGTTTGAGGCTCAAGAACCCAACACGGAGGAAGATAGCATGGACTTTACTAAGGTGACGTTGACGGATCTGCGAGAGCAGCGTCCCGACATCGCGGAAGCCATTGAGAAGGCCGCGACAGCGGATACTGCCAAGGACAAGGAACTGACCGAGACGGCGCAGAAGCTGGCTGACGCGACTTCCAAGCTGGAAGAGGCAAACGCCAAGATTGACGAGCACGAAGCCGCGAAGGCCGTGGCCGCGAAGCTCGTGGTAGTCGCTGAGAAGCTGAAGGCAAGCAAGTTGCCGGATGAGGCGATTACGGACCATTTCCGCGAATCGCTTGCGGCGCTTACCCCCGAGCAGATTGATGCCGCGATCACTGACCGCAAGGCGCTGGTCGAGAATACTACCGTCCATGATGGCGGCGGCAGTGCGCGCAAGACGGGCGGCGACGGCGGCGGAGAGCAGAGCGGGAAGCAGCTTTACGAAGCATTCAAGGCGTAGCACACACACCAACTAGATTCATGGAGAACCTGAGATGACTGACAAGATGCGACACGTGACCGAGTACGAGCGTGCCCGGTACTTTGCTGTTGACAGCGCCACGGTAATCGAGCGCGGCGACATGCTGTGGCTTGATACTGACGACGTGAAGCCCGCGAGTGACTTCACATGGGATACGGACCTGGAGACTACGCAACTCGGCTTTGCCAAGGTGTATGCAGGCATTGCCGCGCAGAAGTCGGACAGTGGCGATACTGATGTGCTCCGGTCCGACATGGACGGCGTGTTCGCAATGGCTAACGCCTCGGCGACATGGGAAGTTGGCGACAAGGTTGCTCCCGCGAAGGCGGCCGGCAATGCGCTGGTTGACCAGACCGTAGTTGCCACGAACCGCCTGACCGGCGCGATTGGCCGCGTGGCCTATCGTGAAACGGCCGCCGTTACAGAGGTCCGCGTAAAGCTAGAGTCCAGGCTGCAAACCCTGAATTGCTGCTTTGCCACGACCACCACGACCACCACCACTACGTCTACGGTGTAGAGACTCACAACCCAGAGACGACTTGAAAGGAAACACAATGTCGAAAGACTTCATCACGGAAGCGGCTGGCGTCTATAAGCGCCACGGCCCGCAAGTAGGCAAAGACTTCGTCGTGGAAGCGTTCCTCGGCGAGAATGAGAAGGGCGAGCCGGACCCCGGCAGGCAGCGAGCGGCAAACTTCTCGCTGTTTGAGACGTTTGAGAAGACCGTTGGCAACCCCCGGAGCATCCTGGGTGGCGGCAGTGGTTTGACGTACTTCCAGGAAGCGTTCGTTGACTCGAATGCCTTCTCCGACATTATCGGCGTTCTGCTCGCTCAGAAGGTTATCGAGGGCTACACCCTTGTTCCTTCCATCGGCGACCAGCTTGTCTCCGTCCTGCCGTCCAGGCGCAAGGACGAACGGTATGCGGGCTTCAAGGCGACCGAACAGCCGAAGGAAGTGCTTGAGGGCATGCCGTATGAGGAGAGCGAACTTCAGGACAAGTACGCGACCTCCGAAGCCAACAAGTACGGCCGGCTGCTCAACGTCACCGAGGAAGCGATTCTCTTTGACCAGACCGGGCAGTTACTCATGCGTGCGTCTGGCATTGGTGAGAAGACCCGCTATCACAGGGAGAATCTCATTATCGAGGGCGTGACGGATGCGAACAACACCGTGTTTAGCCCGCAGGGAGCCGCAGAGGCTCTGTACCGTGTCGCGGCTGGCGTCAACTCGACGATCATCAACCGGCTGGCCGGTAACGCGCTGGTTGACTGGACGGACATCGACAACGCGCGGCAGCTTTTCGCGGCCATGACGGATGACCAGGGCGACCTGATTATCAGCATGCCGAATCAGTTGCTTGTGCCGTTTGCTTTGGACGCCACCGCCCGGCGCATCACCAACGCGACCGAAGTCCGCACGACTTCCGGCGCTACGATCACCACCATCGGCGGAAATCCCATCACGGGGCTGACTGTTCTGTCAAGCCCGCTGGTGGATAACCAGTCAAGCTCGACGTGGTATCTGGGCAACTTCTCCCGCGAGTTCGTGTGGCAGGAGATTTGGCCGTTGCAGGTGACACGCCAGCGCTTGCCGAATCTGGCCACGGTGCAAGACGTAATCGTGACGTACAAGACGCGCTACTTTGGTGGCATCGCGGCTCTGGATGACGTGTACGCGGTCCAGAACACGGCGTAATCATGGAATATCAGTTCGAGACAAGCGGTAAGAACGCAGGTCAGTCTCTCGTGTTGACGCGGGAGACTGACATCATGCTCGCTGAACTGATAATCGCTATCAAGCAGGGCCGGACCGAGATCAAGCGCCTTGCGTCTATCCTGAAGGTCATCGCGGAGAACGTAGACAATGGCGACCCCGACAGAGGCTGAAATCCTTGCCAAGATTGCACTAATCGAGGCTGCGGTTGACGCCTTGGCGACTGGCAAGCTACAGCGTTACCGTATCGGCGAGCGCGAGTTTGAGCGTTACGAGTTGTCGCAGTTGATTGACCTTCTGGGATACTACCAGAAACAGTTGCAGGCAATCCCTGCCGAGTACACAAACGTCTTTGACGACCCGGATACCTAATGGCCATCCTGACCGACGCGGAATATGACGCCGACCTACTGACTACGCTTGACGATTCAGGCGTAACGGTTACGGTCGTATACGCGGGCGCTCAGACGTTCGTGCCGGCAACGGGTGTCGCTACCAAGGTGACGACCGAGGAAGACTTGACAGTATTGGTCGAAACCTTGCGAGACCGTGAAGTGCAGGAATCGCATGGCCGCTACGAGTACGGCGACCGTCGTTTTATCTGGCGTGTTACAGACGCCGTACAGGCCCCTACAGAGCGCGACTGGATCACAGAGGACCTATTGACGCATCGAATCATCAGCGTGGCCCTGGACCCCTCTAAGCGGTCCTACTGGGTAGTTGCGAGGATCAATGCCTAAGCTTGGCAAAAAGGTACGCAGAGCCATGCGCACGATGGGCCAAGAGAACGCCAAGTTCTCAAAGCATATCCGCAACGTGCTTATCCCAAGGGCCAACATAGCCACTGGCGCTGCGATACAGCAGACGGCTATTGAGCTTTTACGGTTTGTGGTAGCCGCCTGGCCCGTTGCCGCGAAGGCTGGCGGCAGAAGCCGAGCCGCTTGGCTTTCATCTCTCATTGCCCTTGGCGGCAGTGCTCCGGCAAAGGGTAGTGGCGCCGCTGAGATTCAGAAGGGCTTGACGGAAGGCTATGTCAAGAAAAGGCTGACTGGCAAGAAACCCTTTGTCGCTATGACTAACGGCGTGGACTACGCAATCTTCCTTGAGGCTGGCCATAGCCGACAGGCCCCGCGTGGTGTGATTACTCAGGCTATGCGGTTTATCCGCACCAAGAAAATGCCTGACGAGTTCCGGGCGCACTGGCGAGGTGTCCGATGAGTACAGCGGATGTCTCATATATCCAATCATCGTTCAACGTGTGGCTTGAGGATAACTTCTCAGGCAACATTCACTGGGATGGCGTCGAAAATCCCAATGACGCGGTATGGATTGAGCCTTGGCTGAATATCACCTACGATCTAACGCGCCCACGAGAGCGAGTGTTCACCCTAGACGCGACGGTGAACTGCTTTGCGAAGCGCGGAGAATCACCTGACAGCGTAAGCACGTATGCGGTAACTGCCATTGCGAGCGAGATTGCGGACCTTATGTGGGACGCGGAGTTCTCGATTGCACGTTACGGCAGCGATGAAAGAGTAATCGGCTGCGGCCGCCTTGGGCAGTCCGAGGTGGTAAACCTTGGGACTACTACGGTAGGTGGCAGTTTTGGCGCAGGCATTGCCTTACAGCAGTGGACCGTTTCAGCGACGGGGAGCGTTGCTCCTCTCATTTAGGCGAAAGGAAAAACGATGGCGCAAGCACCGTATAGAAACCTGAAAGACGGTAGAATCGTCCTGACGGATGGTGTCAACTCTCTCACCATGATCGGCGAGGATGAGTCAGGCTATTCGTATGACGAGCCGGACAACACAGAAGCCGTAATGGACCGGACCGGACTTTCCCAGTGGCGTCCTGGCATGGAAGAGCCTGTCACGTTTAGCGCGACGGTCAATTTCAAGTACCTCATTGCGGACACTGGCGAGACGCTGAGCCCCTACGAAGTTTTCCGATTCATCGGTGGCGCGTCGGCGTGGACATCGACGAACCTGACGTGTACGGACGTGAAGACGCTCACTGTGCGCTTTGAGACCAAGTCCCCATGTGACGGCGGCAAGGGTGAGAAGGTTGAGTTCACACAGGTTCCCAAGCCCGCGTTCAGCTTCGCAGAAGGCGTCCCCTCGTCTACGCTGAGTATCGAAGGCAAGGCGCTTATGAACAAGCTGCCGTTGCCAGTGCGCGAAGTGTTGACGACTACCACGACCACGACCACGACGACTACGACAGTCTAACCCTAGGCAATGGAAGGATGGAACGATGAAGATTGAAGGCGTTGTAGGCAAGCTGGCGACTAAGCGTGTAGTGCTCCCGAGGCATGACGGTGCGCCGATTGTGCTCACCGTCCAGGCGTTGCCAATTGGCTATACTGCGACCGTGACAAGCCTAATCCCGAACCTGATCCCCAAGTGCATCGGCGTTGAGGTGGACCCAGGAACAGGCCAGACGTTGCGAGAGCCTGACGGATCGCCCGTCAAGAAGTGGGATACCACCGACGCTCGCCACGCCAAGCGGCAGCAAACCCTCAACCTTTACCAGAATACGCTGATGGTCGCAACCGGCTTGCAGGCTGACCCCACTGTCACGTTTGACGCCGTGATGGAAAAGGGGAAGGCGGAGGACTACGCCAAGGCGATCCAAGGCGAGATGAAAGCCTTTGGCCTGAGCGGTGGCGACTTCGCTATTCTGCTGACCGAAGTGCTCCGCGTGAGCAACCTTGACGACGAAAGCGTGGACAAGGATCAAGACTCTTTTTTCTCGCAGGAACGCGCAAAGGCAGAAAGCTCCCAACAGGCCGCACCATAGAGTACTGGGCTTTCCTTGCCTCTGAGCGGTTCGGAATATCACCCGTACAGTTTTTCGAGTATACGCCGCGCGTCCAACGCGCCATGATTCTATTCTCTATGCTGCGTGACCGTGAGGCGTCGGAGGCGGCTGGCTAATGGCGACAATTGCTCGCAAACTGACGGCAATCGTTACCGCAGATACGACCGGCTTTGACCGGGGCATGCGGAATGTTGCAAGGACTAGCAAGGGCACGAGCAAGGTAGTTATCGGCTCTGCCGTTGCAATCGGGGCGGCCGTAGTAGGCATTGGGATTGCCGCATTGAAGGCGGCGGCATCCTTTGAGACCGCAGTCGCAGAGATATCCACCATTGCGGGCGTATCTGAGAAGGGCATGGGCAAGATTCGTAGCGACCTGCTTGACCTGTCTACCGAGTTCGGCTCGACTGCCAAGGATAACGCTAAGGGCTTCTATCAGACCGTTTCAAGCGGTATCACGGACACGGCAGAAGCCATGACCGTTATGCGCTGTGCGAATGAGTTGGCTATCGCGGGCCTGACGAACCAGGAAACGGCTGTCAACGTTCTCACGGCCACGATGAACGCCTACGGCTTCAGTGCGGCCAAGGCTGGCGAGATCAATGACAGCCTGTTTACCACGGTCCGCCTGGGCCGTCTCCGCATTGAGGAATTGGCTGCCACGCTTGGCCGTGTCATGCCAATAGCCGCAAACGTGGGCATAAAGTTTGACGAACTAAATGCCTCAATCGCAACGGTAACGCTTGGCGGCTTACGTGCCGACGCCGCGATTACTGGCATCCGGGCTCTAATCAATTCGCTAATCAATCCTGCCGAGGGCGCGGCGAAAGCCTTAGAAGAGGCGGGTGTTAGCTTTGGTATTAGTGCGCTGAGGGCCAAGGGGCTGAAGGGGATCATGGAAGAACTGAGCAAGGCCCTCCGTGACCCCAACACGAACATTGGCAAGCTGATTCCTAACATCCGGGCTCTGCCCGCCGCGTTGCTCTTGGCCAAGAACGGCGCGGCCAAGTTCAATGAAATACTGGATGAGTTTGGAAAAAAGGCAGGCTCCGCGAACGCGGCAACGGCCAAAATGAGCAACACGCTGGATCGCAGGTATAAGCGGTCTATGGCCGGTCTGACAAAGGAAATGATCGCAATGGGCGAGGCTGCAAAAGGCCCAGCGATAACAGCCTTGAAGGCGTTGGGTGTTGTCATAAAATTTGTGTCACAGACTACGCGAGGTGGAGCAAGTTACTATGAGCAATACTCGCAAGCGGTGCAGCATTCGGCGCTTGAGGTTGAGAGGGCCGAACGGGCGAGGATGATTGCTTCTGGCTACCTGACAGTCAGCATTGAAGGCTACACTAAAGCAGAGGCGCTTGCTCTTGAGGTATCGCTTCGGAAGGCTAAGGCATTAGCCAAAGTCAACAATGCAAGCAAACTTCTGGCGAACACAGAAGCGGCCGCAGCGGCCAAGTCGGCCGCAGAGGCGCGAGAGGCGGCTGGTAGGCTGGCAGAG